TATCGACAGTCAGAGTTTGGCCCTTGACATAGGTCTTGATAGCGATTTCCGGAGTGGTACGGATGTTGACCGTATCACCCATTTGACGGATTTCGCCTTCGTAGTCGGTATTCGAAATAGCCGACAAAACGGTGGCGTCGTAGAAATTCTCGATCAGTTTGCCCGACCAGATTTCCGGGATGAAATTGCCGTCGTACTTAACGCGGCCTGAAGCAACGGGATAACCCATGATTAACTCCTTGGTTTAATCAAGCATTCACAATGCGACCCTGCGCCTGAGCGGCGAAGATATCGCGTTCGATTCGTGCCCGTTCTGTTTCGCGGCCACGGTATTTACCTTGACGAACATCATTAAAGAAAGCCTTGATGTCATCCGGGCTATACGTACGACCTTCTGTTCCAGCGGCAGTTGCCGATCCAGCGCTACGCGAGCGACCAGGAGCGACTTGCTTCTCTAGTTCAGACGAAACATTTTTAGACACAGACTGAGCATTACTGACTTGTCCAGTCGCGGTAAGCCAAGTCTTAAAGAAAGTAGCGACACGCGAGGCATCCAGATTCCGCTGTGCATCTTCAAGATAGGTTTGGCGGCTAATGTTTGTAAGCGGATCAATATCCAACAACCACGACTGGAAGCCGGGGTTGTCGTTAACTTCTCGCCAGTTCGGAACATTAGTGTGGAGTTCAGACCAAAACTGCTGCTCTGCCGACATTGCTTGTCGCTGAGCCACTGCCTGAACCTGAGGTACTACGCTGGTTTGCACTTGTTGAAGGTAGGTCTCCAGTGAAGCGATCTTCTGTTGGAGGTTGCTAACTTCTTCACGACTAACCTTGCGCATCACATCAATCGACTCACCATACTCATCAATATCTTTCTGAGTGATGAACGGTTGCTGCGTTACCTGAGGCTGTGCAGGAGTGCTCTGTGCGGACATAGTCGCAAGCAGTTGCTCCAGTTGTTGAACACGGCCGACCAAATCTCGATTCTGCGAATGCAGTCTCGGTACTTCAGCGTTGTACATACCCTGAAGGGTTCTGTACTTTTGCGCTAGGACTTCTTCAGACTCCTTACTTTCACCCGTCTTATGCTCCTCAACGGGCGACTGCGGGGCATTTTCTTCGGCATTAACGTCGGCCACTACCTCATTCTTTTGCGACCCAACTTGAGACTGTTCTTCATTGGCGCTGGATAAACCTTCCCCTTCGCCGTTCGAAACAGCATCTTGTTGCTGCTTGTAGAACTCAGTTGTTGCCTCGACCTGCTTACGAATCTGCGCTGGCATTGCCATGTTTACGCTCCTATCGGTATGCGTTGATTAAACGGCGAGTCTTTAGAACTTTGCCGCATGTTTAGGGGCTTCGGCTAGGAACCGATGAAGTTCCTGTAAAACCTGACACCGTCCCTGAGCAAGTGCCGGGTTATTTACCACGTGAGGAAGTTGCTCAAGTTCGTGAGAGCGCCAGTCATTAACCCACCGAAGAAGATCTGGGTAGTTGTAGACTGCACCGGCCACGGCCTTGATGGTTGTTTCGTCGGGACGAATCATCCTGCTGCTCCACTAACGCGGTTAGTCACAGTGTTGCCGTCCATACCGCCTTTGGGGGAACCGTCCGGTTGAGTCGGTTGAGGTTGGCTAGGCTGCGATAACGCCGCCTGCGCCTGCATACGACCCATATACCTTTCCTTCTCCCGAGAGGGTACGACGTCTTCCACTGGCATTTGCAACCCTTTTGCCACTTCCCGCAAAATTGCGGCTCGGCCGTCCTTACCAATGATCTCCATGTCGATCGGGTTGGCGGTTGCGTTGAGGAACTCGATGCGCCGAACATTCACAGTTTCCTTGACTGCCAAGTTAACTGCGCCCTTCGGCATGATCTCTGCGTCACCCTTGATGCTTTCATCCGGGTCATAACGCATGTTGTACACATATTGCCGATGTACGATCGGCTTGATCACATCATTGTCGATGTGCATCACAATCTGTCGGATACCCTTACCAGCCGAACCCATAAGCATCGACAGACCAGACGCAGTACGGCCAGCGCCTTGTACGTTAAGGTCGCCAGACACGTACGCCGGAATACCTGAGTGGTCGTCGGCAAGTCGGCTGAAGCGCTCGTAGACAGCCATAAGGGTATTGGCATTGTCTTCCGGTTGAGTAAAGCGAACTGCTGGTGACGACGACCCCATAGGATCGTTTGTTGTCTGCCAAATCTTCCACGGGTAGAGTTGGGTGATGTCTTCGTTCGGCGGAATGCGCTCAAGATTCACCTCAACCTGCGGGCCGGAAGAGATACCCATGTTATTCACAAGGGCACGAGCCGCTGCATTACAGATGTTCTGAACGTCTTCGATGACTTCTGGGATACCCTTACCCCAGAACGCACCAGGAACCTTGATGAACGAAGACTTGCAGTAAGGCTTCTGTCCAAGTGGATCGTAATTAAGAACAGCCTTGATGACGTAGTTACCTACGACCCAGACATTTGCATCGTACTCTTGGGCTTCATCCGGAACTTCTTCTTCGGTCATGCCCCACTCAAGAAGCATCTTCCCACTCACACGGCCCCAGAACTCAAGAGCATCGTAGATTTCAGTGGGGCGCATCTCAGTGTAGTACTTGCGCTGTTCTTCTTCTTTGACAAGACGAACGTCTTCGTTGATCCACGAGGAGCCGTTACCAGTCTCAAGGACTTTGCGAATAGCATCTTCGTCATACCCAGGAACGCCAATCAGGTCGGACAGCGCCATACGGGTAAGCGGGTGATGTTCAAAGACATACCCTTCGTCGATGTCTGTAATGCCCGGTTCCGGATAAATATGGAACGGATCAACACGTTCGTATTCCGGAGCAATGCGCTCAGTGGCTTCGGCAATGGTCTTACCGTTTTCCTGACGCCAGCCAAGGGCACGTTGTCTCCTGACAATCGGCCCCTTAATAAAAGCACACGGGTAGGTAGTTAGGTCAGTAATGAACTCGTTGAACGCGTGTGCCCAACCACCTTGCGCAAACTGATCCGAAATCTTGATCTTCATCTTGTCCGACCGGTTCTGCGCTTCACGCAATACCTTGAACCGATAGTCCTGCGAAATCATCTCACGCAGTTCCATCATGTCGCTAGGCGTCGGAGCCTGGCCGGTATTCTGAACAATGCTAAGCACTTCGTTAGCAAAGACGTCCTGAACTTCTTTGGACTGAACCGGCGACAGATCAGGAATAGGAGTGGGTTGAATATCCCACGGGGGAGTACCTTGATCGAGAAGAATATCTCGCAGCCACGATTCAGCAGCACGACACTTTACTTCCGTGATCATCATGTAGATTTCGGAACCGCCTTGGTTCCTAATCTGTTGGAGTTTGTCTGCCTCATATTCGCCATTACGTTGGCGAAGAGCGCGAAGCATGATGTACTCAATGGGCTTTTTAGCAATACGCGCAGCATCCCAGCATTCGCGCAAGTAGCCAGTAAGACCAATAATTACCGATTGGCTCTGACGCTCCGCTAAAGCAATATCAGCCGCTTCTTTCTCTTGACGAGCAAGTTCAGCATTTGAAACTACGCGAAGCATTGAAAGACCGGCCATTGAGCACGCTCCATATTCCCACTAGATATTGTGGGGCATACCTACCAAAAAGTATACCGATGATCTACTAAAAAAGAAGCCCCGGAGTAATCTCGACGGGGCTAAGAGCGGTGGAGGCGACCACTCAGGAGGGAGCAACGAACACAATCTATCATGTCCAGCCAGCAGCAGCAACAGATTTAATCTCCCGTCGCTGGGCAACTAGTTCCCCACTACTGTTGGAAATATGCAACATCAGATACTGAAGCGCTTCAGCAACGTGGGAGTGTTTGTTTTTATCAATATCGCCATCGCCTCTGGGCTTATATCGATATCCGCCCATCATCGCGGCCTTCAACTGTGTACACCGTGGGTCAACAATAAACGCCGAGTCGCCGTCAACCTGCCGCATAAGGTAGTCATCCACCGCGTTAATACGTGCCGACACGCTGTTTGTCCTAGCCGGAATAACCTTCAGCCCCTCAGCCTTGATGATGTCCACAGCGCTACGCTCGTCCGTCTGCGCCCGCTGCACACCCGCCGGATCTGTGACTATGAGAATGGGTGAACCAGAAAAGCGCTCATAGATCAAAGGTTTAAGTATCGTACGTACAAAACGCTGGATACCCATATCAAACGACACAGCCTCAGCAAGAATCAATGCGCGACCACGGGGATCCTGCTGACCAAACACAGCAGCGGGGGTAAGCCCCAAGTCCATTCCGACAACTACGGGACGAACTCCGTTGACGATATGCCGCAGCATCTGCTTACCCATGTGGTAATCCGGCCTGAAGTACTTGTACACAGGCATACCGGCTGACGACAGCCCATACTCACCGTCGATGTAAACCCGGATGTACTCCTCGCTACGACCCTGCGTGTCGTAATACCCATCCGGGAGGTTCTCGATATTCTCGGCAAACGCGCTACGACCAGACGGTTGCTTGTACACAGCCCAGCCATTGTTATTTGCCGAT